CATATTTCTTTCTTAAAACTATCTTTTCAGGTTCAGATAATTCATCTTCATTTAAACTTCTCATAATTTTACTTTTTTCAATACTATTTTTATATCTCATTTCTGATAATTTTTCTAAATCTTCTATGTATTCATCTAAACCATTTGATTTAGTATAATCATCTATTAATCGTTTTAAATCGTCCGAAGATTCTTTTATTAATTTATTTTGTGTTTCTAATTCTCGTTTGATATCCATCTTTTGACTTAATTCACTTAAATCATATTGTAAAATATCATCTTTACGATATTCTAATGAACCGTTTATATTTTTTTCATAAATTTCTCTTAAAGTTCTATAATGAATATATTTTGGTAGATTAATAGTATATTGTTTCCCACATTTAGGATCTGAAGAAGGTCCACAAGAATATACTAATTTATCATCATCTATTATAAATCGCTTATTACTCTGACATCCAGGACATCTTAAATGTGTTTTTTTACCACTCTTGAATTTAAAGAAATCACTATAAAATTTCGTGAATAGTTTTTCATAATCGGTTTCTGAAGAACTCATTATATATTTATACTATTATTTAATATTTCTTTTAACATATTCATTTAATTCTATTATTTTATTTTGAGATTCCAATTCCTTCTTTTCCTTATCTAAATATCTTTGATAAATACATAATCCTCCTATCACAAGAATACATAATCCTATAATATTGATTATTAATGAATTATCTGCATTTGTTGGCATTATTTTTTTTATAGGTTTCGGTTTAGGTTTCGCGAACCAATTAGGATCTACTAATTTTGGTTTAGTATTCATATAAAAATATTCATAAAAAAGTAAAAAAATTTTAACATATTTATAATAAATTATCTCTTCTTATTATTAAAAAATAATAACTACTTAATCCTATTAATGTTGTAACTAACCAATAAGGAAATACTGTTTCATCTTTACTTAAACCAAAACTTTTAAAATTACCCGATTCATCAAACATTTTACTATGTTTGTAATTATAAAGGGCATAACAACTACCTAAATAAATTATGATCGCTAAAATTAAATTACTATCAAAGTTCATATACTATAATATTACATAAAATTTATATAATATTGACTAATCATTTAAAATTTTATTATGAATAGTTAAATAAATGAATAATTTAAATGAAGATATTAATGAACAACAAGAAATTATATTAAAATCTGTATTAGCAAATAATATTTCTGCAATGAAAATTTCAAAAATTTTATGTGAACACTCTCAAAATGATATTTTAACAACTGACATGGTTGTATCTGGTTTAATTTACAGATTAATGACTCCTATGACCGATGATGAAGTTAAACGAAGTATTGATGAAGCCGAATCAGTATTATATGCCGAATCATCCGAAGATGAAGAAGAAATTATAACCGTTGATGAACCGATTAGAGAAAAAAGAAATATTAAATATAATAGTTGTAATTGTGATATCTGTATGCAAACCAGAATATGTTTACTAAATTTTAAAGATTTTATACCTAAAGATCCTCTAGGTGATATAGTTAAAAATAGTATTTATGAAACTTGTGAAAAATATAATATTGTTTTATAATAATTCATCTCCTAAATCATCAATAAATATCCATTCGCTATCTTTCGTTAATCGTTTACCAGTATATTTTAAATCATCCAGATTCACTAAATTTTTATATAATTTAATACTGATATCTTTATCATTCTTAATTACACCATAAAAATTATAATCTTCAATAAAATTTAAAAATCCATCATATTCTAATTTTAAATATTTACTGAATGAATTATATTTTCTATAATTATGTAATTTATATACTTTGGTTCTGGAATTTAACATTCTAATAAGATCATTGATATTTCTTATACCATCTTTGCTTTCGGTTAAAATATCAATTAATGTTAAATGAATAATTTCAAAACATTTTTCGGAAGTTAAATTCCATTTGATATTATTCTGAACCATTATAACATTTCTAATAATTTTAAAGAATAACCTTTAAAAAATACAATTATAAATATCATAAATTTATTTTCTAATATTAATTTACTCAACATAAATTAGTTTTCTATTCATATATAATTCCCTTTCATAAATCGCATTCATTAAACTATTCATTAAAAATCTTAAACTTTCAAAAAAACTCATTTAATAATTAATATAGTTTTATATTTTAAATGGATTCATCTAAATATTATCCATATAATATTCCTTTTTATACCGATTTAAATTTCATTGATGTGAAATTTATTAATAATGAAGATCATATAATAAATATTTATTTTGTAAAAGGCGATATACAAGGAGATCTCGCAGCATTAATATTTCCCCATAGTGAAAGAAAATATCAATTCCCTGAAAAAAGCATAGTCGCTATCGTTTCAGATAAAAAACCAGATAAATATCATTGTTTTATTAAATTAAAAAATGGTATGACATATATTTATCCCTGATTATTTCATTTTATCCTTGATTATTTTATAATGAATATATTATATGCCTAAAAAGAAAAATACAAAGAAGAAGAATCCTAAGTATTCATTAAAACGCGCTAAAAAACGTATCGTTTCTAAAAAGAAATATCAAGAATTAATCAAGAAAAGACAACATCATAAAAAATTATCTCTAAAAGAAAGAAAACAATTAGATGAAGCATTATTTGTTAATTATTGCTCTTGTGTGAAATCATTAAAATATGATCAAAACGTAAAAGATTATTTAGAATACCCTGTTTGTATGAGTAGTATATACAAAAAAAGAGGATTTACACCTCCTAAGGGTGTTACTGTCCGCTGTGGCAAATATAAATAAAATTAACGTTTCTTTCTTCTTGTTTTTCTTCTTTTAGATTTTCTTCTTTTAGATTTACGTTTTTTACTCTTTATACGTTTCTTGCTTTTACCTCCACCTCCAAAACCATCTTCAATTGGTTCTGTTCCATATTGTTTTAAATATTCAAGTATACTTGTAGCAGAGTTATATTCAGATAGTCCTCTATTTTTACAAAATAATTTGCGGGATTCTACGTAGCTGTTTATAGTATGATTTGGATTATCGCCAGCCGGCATTCTATTTAGACTATAAGAATTACCATCTGTATCTTTGCCTAATATATATTGTGATAATTCCACTTCATCTTTATCAGAATCCACTGTAATTTCTAGGTGTTTTAATCTTCTTATTACATCTGTTTCATAATCTTTAGGAGCGTAGCGGGAGCCACTTCTTCTCCTTTTGATTCAATTTTATCTTTAGAAAATGTATAATCGGGACCTTGCATATTTATATTTTATATATAAAAAAAATTTGATTTTATTTTAAGATATATTCATTAAAATATATAAAATGAGTGTAGCATTCTTAGATTTTGAAACAAGTGGTTTTAATCCTTATCATGATGATATTATTGAAATTGCTATTAAACTGATGAATAGTGATAAATATTACTCTACTCTTGTTTATCCGCAAAGCAATGAATGTATTTCACAGCGCATCACCGCTGTAACAAGTATCACAAATGAATTAATCCGAAAAGAAGGTATTCCTTGGTTAGACGCTTTTACTGAACTCAATGAATTTCTAAAAGGAATCATTAAAGACTCACCCGATGGTAAATTATATATTATATCTCATAATGGCGAAACATTTGACTTCTTATTTTTGAAACGAATTTTTAATGAACTGAATAAACATGATATTAAAACAATCAATCCTAAAAATATTGTTTATATTGATTCATTATTATTCGCCAGACGCCTATTAAAAAGAGAATCTTATAAACAAGAAACATTATGTAAAACATATAATATTAATACAAAAGGTAATCACAGAGCGTTAAATGATATCAGAGCCCTTGAAGAATTATATACTAAATTATGTGAAATATTAAACAAAGATTTAAATAGTCGTAGAAATGTTTTAGAAAATCCTCAAATGATATATGATTATATTCACTTTAAGAAATAATTCTAACTATACTTTAATATGTATCTTTATCTAATCACCCCTTTACTCGGTTCATTAAAAAACTATGTAAAATATAAAAGATTTAATATATTAATTTTTTTTAGAACTCTTTATATTTATCTTATACTAAAGTTATTAATTCAAACAAATAATACATGGTTAATCTTAATGCTTGAAAGATGGTTTTTTTTTGCTTTTAAAATAATCAGATCTTTTATAAGAAATGATTACTTGAGAAATCAAAAAAAATATGAAGAAAAATATAAATTAATTTATCCTATTTATGAAACCCTTTGAAGATTCGTCCTTTGAAGATTCGTTTGATGTAATAGTTTAATCGCCATTTGTGTATGATTACCTCGCTTAACGGTATTCAACATAGTTGTCCATATCTGAATATAATTTTTATTTTTCATCGGTAAACGCCTACTTTGTAATTCATTCGTATATTGACCATAAATACTATGACATAAATTATCTATATCATTTGTTTTACTATTCTTGATTAACTGTGAAGAATATTTTAATGATGCTTTCCAACATTCATCATTTAACCACTTTTGATGATAAGCATCATTTCTTCTTTTATCTTTTTCTAATGTATTCACTACAACCATTTTAAAAAAATATAATGATATATTTTTAAATAAATATTCATAAAAAATAATAATACAGGATGAATATTGATTTATTTTAGTTTTTTAATACGAATTGTAGACTGAACCCAGTCATCTACACCACTCAAAAACCATATATTTTTGCCTAGTAGTTTCTTATTTTTACCCTTACCTTCGGCATAAACATAATTATCACAGGGATCATATTTATCATCTAAAATCCATATATTATCAAAATCCCTGTAAATATACAAGTCGCGATATTCATGTTTATATACGCCATAACCATCACAATCTTCATTTATTTTTTCATAGATTCCATTACCCAGGTCAATGTAGTCAGCAACCAAACCCTTAACAACTATTTTTTCTCTACTCAGAACCTTTGTATATTTCCTATGAAAGACCCTCATACCCATACTCTGACTAATCGGTTTTTGAACCTTATGCGAGCGACACATTGGACAGTCTTCACACTTCAGCTTACACTCACCGCATAGGGCGTGATTTACCTTGCCACAAGTAATAGTATTATCACTTGTATCTGGGATTTCTTCCATACAAACACAACACTCAACCTTCTTTACGACCTTCTTCTTGTAATTAGTCTTCCGATTATGTTTCATCTCATTCTTCGCC